CTTTTGCAGACAGGTAATCTATTTGACTACAGGTCAATAACACCTGGACTTGTCCTAGACAATGGAAGCATTTCGACTAGTAGCAGTAATTCACATTCCGACTATATTCCAGTAAAAGCTGAAAAAACATACATAATGACCTATGTGCAGAGCACTGCAGGAGGACTATATGACGAAGAGAAAAACTTCGTCACCTATTTTACAAAAGTATCTGGCCTTACTGACAATTATGAATGGACTTCACCAATCGATGGATATATTCGCATAAATATTGTTAACACCACTGCTGTAAATTTCGTTGTTTCTGCTGGAACGACATTGAAGTCATATCCTCCATATGGACACACTGTGTTACGTGAAGACACGTTGCTAAATATGGAGCAATTTAATGATATTGATAACTTCTTACAGGTTGAAAGCGGTAACCTGTTTGATGCTGAGACTGTTTCTGAAGTTGGTTATTATATCGACAATAGCGGAAACATAACTCCTTTCACCAATCATGTCTATTCTGACTATATACCAGTTAAAGTCGGTGTGCTATATACTGCTACTGCATTGCTCAGTAGTCCCGGTGGATTTTACGATGAAAACAAAGAATACGTATCTGTAATAAGACGTTCTGGAAACACATTTACTCCAAACATAAATGGATTTGTTAGGATAAACATTCAAGCAAGTACTATAAATACATATGCCTTTTCTGTCGGTGATACTGCAAAGCAGTATCCTCCCGTTGGGAAAAAGATTTCAAACGAGCTGATTGTAGATGTCAGTCAAGTGCACGGATTCCCAGAGATTGTTAGCAGATGGGCAGGCAAAAAAATAGTCGTTTTTGGTGACTCCAGGACATGGTATGACGGGCAAAATTACGGACCATCAACCAAAAGCGAATGGCGAGGAAATGTCTGCGTAGGATACCAAGAACAGCTCAGGGAACTGCTCGGCTGTGAAGTCGTAAGCCGTGGCACAAGTGGTGCGACCTCGGCACAGATATGTACAAGCATAAGGGCATATGACTTCTCAGATGCTGATGCTGTGTTCCTTGAGGGTGGAGTGAATGACTACGTGAAGCAGTCGCAAGTGACCATCGGATCGATACAACCAATCGGATCCACGTTTGACACCAGCACGGTCTATGGCGCGTGGCAAAGCGCAGTCGAGTACATCCTGACAAACTATCCGAGCACCATTATCTATATGGATGTCCCAGCAATCGCATGGACAGCCAATGGAGTGTTCCCGTATGACATAGCAAAGATCAAGGGTGAGGTTGCCGAACTTTACAACATTCCTTGCTTGGATTTGTACAAGGATGGTGGTATCAATGAAGTCAATCGAGACTACTGGTATGTCGATGATGTGAGCCAGACCAATTGGAGGCTGCACTTCAACGACTATGGCAATGCTTTGCTTGGCAGCAAGATGGCTGGATTCATCAATAGCAGATAGGTCTGACTATGGACACCATATATACTGCATTGGTATTCCCACTGCTGCTGCTGATAGGACAAACTCTCGTGGCATTGGGCCAGCGCAAGCTGAACCAGCGCATGGACGAAGGTGAGGCAAAGCGCAATCAGGCAAAGGCTGATACCGATGCCAAGCGTGAGGCAGAGGCCAAATGGCGCGAGGACATGGAGCGCAGGATGGATGAGTTCGAGGCTAAGCTTACCGAGATGAACGACAAGGTCAACGCGACGCTTCGTGGTCAGCTCACCCAGATGCGCTCGGACACCGTGCACAAGGCCCATCGCTACCTTGATGATCTTGGATGTGCCAGCATCGACGAGAAGCAGGCGTTCGATGCCGAGTACCGGGAATACGCCAGGCTATGCGATGCCTATGGCATCGAGAACGAGTTCGTCGAGAACCTCCACCGACAGGTGATGGCCCTTCCTGGACGTGACGTATAGGATCCCTTGACAGCCCCGTTTGGCAGATGCTATAACGGGGCTGTCGACTGATTGGAGTCAATCATGGATTACATCCTCCCTGACGAAATCTACCAATGGGCCAAATGGGTCGGCCTCGTGATGCTTCCTGCCCTTGCAACTCTGGTTGGCTCCGTTGGTCCAGCATGGGGCATCGAGAACGTCGAGGCCACCGTGCTGACCCTCAATGCCCTTGGCACCTTTATTGGCGTGATCATCGGTGCCAGCCAGCTCACTGCCAAGCCAAAGGAGTAGGTCATGGCAAAGGCGATCGTCTACATCCATGGCGGTGACTACGACTGCTCAGAGCTTGTGCGCATGTGCTATCGAGCCGTGGGGGTCCTTCCCTACGGCTCTTACATGTGGACAGGCAACGAGGTCGAGCTTCTCACCAGCCATGGTTTCGTGCGACATAGTCTGATTGCTCCCCAAATAGGTGACGTACTCTGGCGTGATGGACACACTGAGATCTACCTCGGTAATGGCATGCAGGGTGGCGCACGTCATGGCGACTATGCCGGTGGCCTGGATGGTCGCAAGGGCGACCAGAATGGCACCGAGGTCACCAAAAGCGCATATCGTGCATCCGACTGGACCAAGCTCCTGCGCTACGAGGGCGACGCCACCGTCGATGGCATCCCTGCCGCAATTGCTGCAGCCCTTGTGGCAGAGCACATCATCGACCACAACGCCCATGGGTACAGCCAGCCTAACCGTGAGGGAGACGGCACCGTCGAGGAGATCGAGATCTCGTGGGGTGCTCCCCCCAAGGTTCCCACTCTGTTCGACTGCAAGTTCAAGCTCACCGTCAGCGAGGCTACCAACATCCGTGCGACCCCTGACCTTGGTGCTCCCATTCTTGGCACCCTCAAGGCTGGCAAGACGGTCAACTGCAATGGGTGGCTGGAACGCAACGGCACCTTCTGGGCACACTACCTCTATCGCAGCAAGGATCGCTACGTGTCCATGGGCAAGTTCAACTCATGGGTGTCAGTGGAATGAACCCGACACCAAGGAACAAGGTCAGCCTCCCTCTCACGTGGCTGACCATTCTTTTGTCTCTCATGATTCTCACGACTCTAACCGTTCTTCTGCTGGCTGCGTCATAAGGAGTCTGCGATGAACTACCCCTACAACCCCTATCTCTCCAATCCCTATCTCTCACAGCAGACCATGCTTCCACAGCAGGTCATGTTGCCACAGCAGCAGGTTGCTCAGCAGTCCGTCCAGCAGCAACCTCGTGTCAGCGGACGTGATGAGGCAATGAACCGATTTCTCATGATGTATCCAGCCAACATGCTTATGCCTGGATTCATCAGCGAGGCTCTGTTCGACATCGATGGTCGTCACTTCCATGCGCTTAGCATCGAGGCTGATGGAAGTCGCAACCTCGAGACGTTCTCCTATCAGCTAGATACACCAGCTCCTCAGCTCTCTAGTTCAGACTATGTCAGCAGGGCTGAGTTCGATGAGCTTGTCAGCAAGATCAACCAGATGACCGGAGGCACAGATGGGATTCCTCAATCAGTTCAACCAGCAGAGGCAGCAGGGAAACCAGCTTGATAGTCTGATGCAGCAGGCACAGAGCCTAGCCGCACAGAATGGCGGAGCACAGGCGGTTATCGATCAGCTTGCGAGCAACGGGGTCGTCTGCACGATGCCCAGCGGCAAACAGATCGCAGTCAAGGACATCGTGACCATGTCTAAGACCATGTCCCCACAGCAGCTCCTCATGCAGCTCATGCAAGCCTAGTCTCAGTCGGGTGCACACGACTCTGAATAGGAACCGTTCGTAACTTGAAAACAGAAGAAAGGACCTACCATGGGTGAAAACATTAGTGTCACCGACGCCCTTGCCCTTCTTGGCAACCGCAACAACGGCGGTGCCTTCGGGGACGAGGGCGTTCTGCTGCTGTTCATCATCCTGCTCTTCGGTGGCTGGGGCGGACGTGGCGGCTGGGGCAGCGGTGCCAACACCGGTGGCTATGGTGCCGGTGGCATCGGCGGCAACGAGCTCTATCCCTGGCTGAATCAGACCGAGGTAGTCAATGCAGGGTTCCGCGACCAGATGCTCAACTCCGGCATCACTGGCCTCCAGCAGTCTGTGACCAACGGCTTCGCTGGCGTGCAGCAGTCCCTGTGCTCCGGCTTCGCTGGTGTCAACCAGGGCATGTCTAACGGCTTCTCGCAGACCCAGCTTGCCATGCTCCAGGGCTTCAATGGCCTCCAGGCACAGCAGGCCCAGTGCTGCTATGACAACCAGCTGGCCATGGCGAACCAGACCGCGGCCCTGCTTGCCGAGCATTGCGCCGATCGCAACGCGCTCAACCAGGCAGTGAACACCATCACCACCAACGAGACTGCGGGCTTCCAGCGTATCATCGACAAGATGTGTGACCAGGAGCTTCAGGCTGCTCAGCGCGAGAATGCCAACCTGCGTCAGCAGCTTGCCATGGCAGACCTCGCTGCATCTCAGGCTGCCCAAAACGCCTTCATCCAGCAGGGCTTTGCTAACGAGGTTGATCAGCTTTACAACCGTCTCAATACCTGTCCCGTCCCGTCGATGCCGGTCTATGGTCGCACGCCAATCTTTACCTGCCAGTCCAACAACTGCCCCTGCAATGGCTAAGGAGGCAGGCCATGGCTTGTGAGTACATCGCACCAGCGCAGACCGTGGCGCTAAACAATCCGATCCTGTTCAATGACTCGATCACATGCAACAGCGATCGTGTCTATCATGACGATGGCAATGGCACCTTTCAGCTGCGAGGCATCAATCGCAACTGCTGCTGCCGCTGCCAGAAGCTCACTGAGTACAGTGTCGATTTCACGGGTAACATCGCAATCCCCGAAGGCGGCACAGTCGGGCCAATTGCCGTCGCACTCATCATCGGCGGCGAGCCCATTCGGTCGAGTCGAGCCATTGTGACTCCCGCTGCAGTCGACCAGTATGGCAACGTAACCGCCAATAAGATCATCAAGATCCCCTGGAACTGCTGTCCGACTGTGTCTGTCGAGTACGTCAATGGCAGCGTCAATGATCCTGCCTTCGTGCCAACACCTGTTATCAATGTGGTCGATGGTAATCTCAGGATCGAACCGATCAACGAGTAGGAGGCAGACATGCTAGAGGACATCAAGAAGATCAAGGGAGACGTGCTCCGCTTCATGGAGCAGGAGGCTGGCAAGTATCCCAACGGGCGCATGGATACCAAGCAGATGGGTGACCTCGCCGACATCGTCAAGGACCTGGCCATGGCGGAATACTACTGCACCGTCTCGGACAGCATGGTGGACTCCATGGGATACATGCAGCCCATGGGTCGCTCCGGTGGCATGTCTGGTGGCATGGGTGGCTCTCGTCGTGGCTATGGCTCCTCGGGCACCATGGGCCATACCGACCCCACCGAGATCATCCGCAACATGCTGGCATCGCTCAGCCCCGAGATGCGTGACCAGCTGGTCAAAGAGTTCATGTAGATGAGGCCCCTCGTAGCAAGGGGCCGTGCATGGAGGGTCGCCAGGATCTCGCCTGACGACCCTCTTCTCATGGACCGCACGGGCCACATGAGGATCGCCACAACCGACCCCATGACCAGAACCATACGGATATCTAGGGAAATCCTGCCACCACTCTTCGATCAGGTCTACCTGCACGAGGCCTCCCATGCGATAATGGAGGATGCAGGTGTAAACGAACTTTTGTCGCGGTTGCCAGACGAACGGCAGCAGGTCCTGGCAGAGGAGCTGCTCGCATGGTTCCTGGAGACCCATGCCATCGAGGTGATCGATGCTGTCAGCTCCTCGCTTGGTAGGCCGGTGTGCGTGGCAGGGACGTGCCTAGGAGGATACCAATGGAGATAGCAAAGCTTTCGCAGAACGACGACCTGCTTGCCGTCATCAGGAAGTGCAACGTGAACTTCCGGCAGCTCGCATGGTTTGCAAGGCAGGCCATCCAGAAGCAGAGCAGGATAGACATGGACGACGTGTCTGAGGAGATCGATGGCATCACGCAGACGCTTGTCGAACTGGAGAACGTCATCCTCCCACAGATGGTGAATGATGCGGTTGATACCAAGGTGCCTGTCGAGGTGGCTGCCCAGATAGCTGCTGTAGACATACCGCAGATGGTGAGCGATGAGGTTGCGGCACAGATGACCGTGCTACCGGTCGGATCATACCTGATGACGCAGACGGATCCCGCTGCCATCTACCCTGGCACCACATGGCAGCAGTCTGACACCGTTACCACGGATGGCAATGTCGTCATCCCGTTGTGGGAACGCACCACTTAGGACTAGAATACGACTAAGATACGACTACGATACGACTAGGAGAAACCTATGAAAAAGAAGAAGAGCAAGGGCGGCGGCTTCCAGCAGGCAGTCAAGAACGTCATGAAGGGCGGCAAGTACGACAAGGAGGCTGCTGGCGCCATCGTGGCCGAGGCCTCCCGCAACGCCTCGCCTGCTGCGAAGCGCAAGAACCCTAAGCTCAACCGCGTCAAATAGCATTGACGGGACGCCCTGGAGGTTCTCTAAGCAGCAGGCGTCCCGTCAACACGAGGAAGAAGGTACTACATATTATACAGGTCCTGGGGCCTCTTGTCATGCAGCTTCGAGAACTTGCTTGGTCTCATCCCTGGCGGCATGTCCGCCCACGTCGTCTCCTCGTCGTCCTGCAGGTCCCATCCCCTATAGTGGCTGGGCATCCTGGCGTTGTAGGTTCCCATGTTCTTGATGTACGGGAACTGCTCGACGAAGTCCGCCGCATACCTGAAGGCGTCCATGAGGTGCGAGTAGCGGTCGTGCTTCGGCGTGGCCGACCAGTCATCCACGGATGACAGCTGCCTGTACTCCCAGTTCTCGAAGCATTCCATGAGCCAATCGCATCTCGTGCTGTCTATGATCGCGTTGCCTAGAAGCGAGCGCCCACGGTTCAGGCCGTCCTGCACGTAGGTCCTGTCCAGCTTGTGCCACATGATGTTGGGGAACATCTGCCTGCACTCCTCGATCGGGGAGCTACGCGATCCCGACCGGTCCGAGTCCCATGGCAGGCAGGCTGCCCTTATCAGGTGAAAGTACTCCCGTTGCGCCAGCTCCTGCACGCACTCGACCACCGCCTTGCGGTTGTCCTCGTACCAGTCCAGGATGAACATCCTGCCATTGATGTACTGGAAGATCACTGCGCTTGTCCAGTCGGTCTGCTTGTCCTTCGATGAGATATCCCATGCCATGTACACGGGCTTTCCGGTGTCGAAGTTCGTCGGGCAGTACCTGCCCTCCTCGCGCACCCTCTCGATTCCGGGGAACACCAGGCCCGCGTTCACTGCCAGGAAGTCGCACATGTACTCCTGGCGGAACATGAGGTCATTTCCCATCGCACGGATGTAGCGGTCCCTGATCTCCTCTAGTAGCTCATCGCTGAACAGTCTCCTACCCTCCGAGTCCACGGACTGGTCGGCACGCAGGACGTCTACGTAGACACGGCCATGCGCACCGGGCCAGGACTCCGGGTCGGTCTCTCCGGTGTACGCCATCAGCCAGTCGGCGGCAGTGTTGTTCATGCCGCGCGGGGTGAAGTTCATGTTCACCAGGAATCGCTCGTTGTTCGCCTTCTTGGCATCCCAGATTGGCTGCAGATAGTCGAAGGCCCCTCGCTTGTACAGGCTCAGCTCCGATACGAAGAAGTTGTTGTACGACGAGCCGATCAGCGACTCGCTCTCCTTGAAGCCGATGAACTGTATCAGAGATGGAGCTAGGTCGCCCGGGTTGTTCAGCATCTGTACCTGTTGGGCAGTCTCGTGCACGTCTATCACGTCATCCGGATAGTCGGCCCAGTGCTTGCGGCCGTCTATGTACTTGTCCCAGATGTTGCGCCTGATCCACTTGTTGTCCAGGCCTACATATGCGGACTGCCTGCCCGGCTCGCGATAGGCGTCATACAGGGCGAACTGGATGTCGTCCGTGTCCTTGCCAGCCTGGCGGTGCCAGATCTTCGCATAGTAGTCGTACTCGCCAGACAGGCGACGCGCCCAAGCCTCACGCTGGTAAGGCCTGGGCGCATAGTACTTGGGTACCTTTATCGCCATCGGAAGCTACTCCTGCTTCACGAACATCTCGCACACGTCATATGCGGATTGGCCAGGCATGATTTGCACTCCCGTCTTGCAGTCGTTCTCACAATCCATGCAGAGGCAGTCAGGGCAGTTGTCATGCGGACCGCACAGCTCGTTGAAGTCGATGTCGTTCTCAGTGCAGAAGGTCTTCAGGCTCTCACGTGCCTTCTCGATCTCCTCGTCTGCCGTGCGGCAGAAGTCAGCCACGTCTTCCGCATTGGGTCCGACGTTCTGGCACAGCTGCAGTACCATCAGCTCGTCGATCATCTCAAGCGCGGATCCCTTGCCCTCCGAGAATGCGGGGTTGTAGAAGCCGTCGCACAGCTCGGCCATGTCCTCGGGGTCAAGCTTGCCAGCCTTGTGGGCCATGTCCTGCGCGATGCCAGCCATGCGGGTGGCTGCAGTCTTGGCGATGGAGATCTCCTCGACGTAGTCAGTCGCATCGCCGAGCACGTCACGCACCACCTGCAGCGCAGCCATCACGCCATTGGCCGTGCGGTATTTGTCGGATGTCACCTTCAGCTGGGAGACCAGATGGTCGCGTGCGCCGATGGCCTTCTTGTCCCGGTCCTCGTACATCTTCGAGATGTCCTGCGCCTGCTTCTTGGCCGTCTCCTGGAGGCCAGCCTCCTCGGTCATGATCTTCAGCTTGCGGTCCTTCTTGGTCTTGCTCTCGCTCATCTAGATCGTCTCCCTTCCGGTCTGCTCATAGTGGATGACATAGAACTCATCCTTGCGGTCGTTGTAGACGACCTCGACATAATGACCGTGGTCATCATGGATCTCGCTGGAAGAGCAGAATGCCTTGTATCCACCAAGCACGAATGCGAACATCACCACATACACGCTGTCCTTACTCACACCCAGGAAGTTTGCCGCAATCTCAAGACAGCGCTCGATCGGTTCGCTTGCCTTGTATCTCTTCTCCATCTCCCTGTCATGGGCCATGGCCTTCTCGGTCTCAGTCATCGTTTGTTCCCCCTCATCTTCGCCAGGATCTGGTCCTGCTCCCATTCCATCGCCTCTGCGATCGACTTGAACTGCGGCTTGCCGCCGCCCTGCGCACCACCGTTGGAACTCGGCGTGTCGAGCGCCGGGCCGCTCGGTGCGGGCTTGGCCGCAGGCGCACCCTGCTTGGCGAACCGCTCCTGGATCACCTTGACCTGTCGGTTGACCGCAGCCAGTGCCTTGTCCAGGTCACAGCTGTAGGCGACCACGTTGCCGTCGTTGTCGGTCACCTCGTAGTCCTCGATGATGGACTCGAACATGGAGCGGCGCACCGGGTCGAGCGCCTTGTACTTCGGGGCGAACTCGATGACCGCAAGGCGTCCGCCCTCCTGGTCCATCAAGCGCTGCGAGTACTCCTGGCAGATGCGGTTGAATGCGTCTGCCAGCTCCTTGTTGTAGTCGTCCACCCATTCCTGCGCCTGTCGGCGGGGGTTGTCGCCGGTGAACTCGCGACCGGTCTCCGGATTGTAGAAGCGGGGCACGCCGTCGCGATCGCGCTTGCACACGTCCGGGTCGTTGATGCTGGCACCGAGCCGGTTGCCCTGGTGCCGTGCACCATGGTCGATGTACGCCTTGACCACGTCGTCGATCGTGCGCTCCTTGATGTCGGCTACGAACGACTCCCGGTACTCCTTGATCTCATCCTCAGAAAGTCCGATGCCATCCCAATCAAGACCCTCATCCGCTCCGCTATCTGCTCCTCCAAGATCACCTGGTCCTCCAGGCAGATCCTCAGCTGTGCCGCCGTCTTCGACTTCAGGCGAAGCGGGACCCTCACTCCCGTCAGGCTCCTGGGTATTCCCCAGGTCTCCGGATCCTCCATCTTCTCCGGTATCGGAAGCTGCCTCAGTATCAGCCTGGTTCTCCTTGTCGAGCGCAGCAAATGCCTCAGCCCAAGGGTCAACAGAAACCTCGCCCACCTGACTCTCAGTCGTCTCTTGAATCTCGCCAGCCATCCTGGTCCTCCGTCTCCATCTGCGCCTCCATCGTCTGAAGGCGCATCATCTCCGTCCGTATCCACTGCTGCCTCAGCTTCTGGTACACCAGCGCCCTCCGTGCGCTCAGGTCCACCTTCCCCGTCGGGGTGAAGCTCTGCCCCAACATCTCGGTCATCGCCTCGACATCCTTGCAGGACAGCATCCTCGTCCTCATCTTCGTGAGGAACGAGTTCATCTGCTGGACTATCCACTTGTACTCCTCCAGCCTCTCGGCATCCGACAGCGGGTCGGCGAACTTGAGTGCGTCGTATGTCTCGTTGAGGCTCTCCCACGACGCCACGACGTCGATGTGCCTGGTCTCGTCCTCGACCCACTCGCGGATGCTACCAGCCGATTCCTGCCTGGGCATCGATCCTCTCCTTACGCTGCTCCTCCTGGATGATCGCATGGGTCATCGGGATGTTGGCTGCCAGCGTCACGCCGTCGATGTATGACATCAGCGGCTTCCCGGAGAATCGTGGGATCAAGTTCGGGAACACCTGCTGGATGAGGGTCTTCAACCCGTACAGCTGGATGATGGTGTCGCCGATCTGGATGGGCTTGGTCGGGAATGCCCAGATGTACCCACGCTCGCCAGAGTTGCCACGCACCACGGGCACCAGGTCCCGTCCGATGGTGAACGTGATCTCAGTGCCGATCTTCGGGAAGGTGGTCTTTGCCACCACGTTCTTCGTGGTGTCACGATGCACGATCTCATAGTCGCCCACCATCTGGGTCACGTCCTCAGGCGCACCATAGATGTGTTCGCCTGCCTCGAAGTCCTTGACCACGATCTCAGGTCCGAGCACCTCGTCGTATGCAAGGTTGCGCTTGGCATCCGGTCGCATCATCGGCGTGATGAGGATGGTCTTCCCATACAGCGGGTGGTTGCGGACATCAGTATTGTCGTCTGTATGTTGCGACATTGTCGCATTTCGCGACATCGACGTCTTCGGCTTGGGCTTCTTGGGCGGCTCCCACTCCTCGCCCTTGATCACCGCTGCGATGCGGGAGCATCGATGCTGGTAGGACAGGCCATCAGGCTCAAGGCCATGCTCTGCCTCCAACCGTTCGAGCTCCTCCTTCTTCATTGCTGTCATAACTCTCCAATCAGACATGTACTGACTAAGCATTACCCAAGTATTATATCACGCTATCACAGCTAAAAAAAAATATCCCAAGGCACAAGTGCGCCCACAGCAACGCGCACTCATACCTTGGGATGTGGGTCGTCAGGACCCTACGCTACCTATCTATTGTACCATTGTCATGGCGAAGGTCGCCACCCACACCAATGCCTCGATGACGAGCCCACATGCGGCAAGCGAGAACATCGTCGCAATGATGAACAAGAGGATGTATGCCATTACGTCACGCATCCTTTATCACTCTCCTTCCGCATACTGGACAGAAGTTATAATAGCCGATGCCAGTCTCATGTTCCAGATGCGCATTGCATGCCGTGCAAATACAACCCCACGTCCAATGCATACCATCATCCCAGTCTGCACGCTCTAGCTTGCACGTCCCTTGTCCAACCGTAAAAGTGATTGCTTCTTGTGGCGTTACAAAGTCCCCATCGTCGCTGAACGTAATGTGCAGTAATCCGTCAAACTCGAACGCTCTCCATATGCCACATTTTGTGCCATCGAGGATGCCGTCCCAGTACGTCGTGTGTTCATCTACGTCAAAGTATTTCACGCCCGCATCAGTGAGCATCTGTCGTAGCTCTTTGGTCGCGGTCATCATGGATTGATCCCGTGACTCTGCTCGAACTCACGCATGATGGTCTCCTCGCTGCCACCATGGTGCGAGTAGATCGCACCGTTCAGTGGCTTCACGACGAGCGGACCATGCTCGCGGAACTCCTTCCAATTCTGTTCCACCTCGAAAATCGTGTCAATCTCGGACTTGAGGTCGATGCGATCATAGCGGATCACGAAGGTCTTGCGATACTTCATCTTTGGGTTGAACAGCACAAGGTACGCATGGTCGATGCTGTCGCACAATGCCATCGCCGTGGCAAGCTGCCACCGCTCCTCGATCTGGTCCTTCGGCAGGTATGCCGTGGACAGATGCCTCGCCGCGTCATAGCTCTTGACCTCCGCTATGGCATGTGGCACAAGCGTCGGGTCTCCCATCGGGATGTCCATGGCATCCGGGGAGAACGCGATGGCACGGCCATGCCTCGCCACGAGCAGGTCGTCCCACCAGTAGAACGTCTCGTGCTTCTCGCCCTGCAGCTCGACAAGCATCGTGTTGAGAGCATCGATTGCATACGGCTCCATGATGTGACCACGTGCCATGGCACCATAGGACATGCAGTCCTCCTCGGTGAGCGTGACCATCTTGGATGCCATGACCTTCAGATACTCCTGGTTGCCGACCTCGCGCTTGCGGCCGGTCTTGGTGACGGGAAGCAGCGACTTGATGTCACTTGCAGTCAGGTAGCGCTGGCGTTCCTTGAGCCAGTCAAGGCTGCACTTGTGCTCCCAGTTCATCTAACTCATCTCCTTCTCTGCCAGTGCCTTGCAACGCTTAATGAGCGGCATGACATCTACAGTTTCCTCAGTTCTGCCAGCTTGCATGGCGTCATAAATGA